TTGTCCAAAAATGGGCTGCTTTCCCTTGATTCCGCCTCATTTTTCATTGGACAACCTTTGGGACAGGGACAAGTTTTTTAGTTGTCCCAAGAGGTTGTCCTCATGAATTGTCATTTTCGTCTGTATAAACGCTGTCTTCCGTAAATCGGAAGTGTCTCCCGATCTTCGGTTTTTTGCCATCCTTCGATCCGTAACATGATTGCCGCGATGGCATAAGAGTCGGAAGGCTTGATGTCTTCTTTTCGCTTTCCAAAGCATTCGCACCAAATTTCTAAATTGCTCACGCACTCCCGTACCACCGTGCCTTTCGGCTGAGTGGGGCTCTCCGGATCCCGGATGTATTCCTGCCTATCATAAATATCCAGGACTTGCCAATTATCTGGCAAAAGTAGATTTAAATAAGTTTGGACTAGACCTTCCCGGTCATCCTGCTCCATTGCCGATGCCTGCTCTGTTTGAGAGTATTCTTCAAGGTTACTGTCAAGATATAGCTTCTCGCCCTTTTCTAGGAGCACCATGACTTCGGCCCATATTTGATCCACTTCATTTTTAGTAAGCCCCCAGGGCTTTAATCTCCCTGTGCCAGGAGTCCTTACCGTCCAGAAACGCCTGTTGCCCGTAATATCGCGAAGGTAACCGTTTTGTGAGTTGGTCGTTCCAAAGAAGATACACTGCCTGGGGTGGGGCGTAACCCGGCGACCGAAGGATGCTCGATATTTATCATCTTGGCGTGAGATGAATGCTTTGACCTTATCGATGTCAGCCTTTTTCATCCCTGCCAGTTCGCCAATCTCCAAGATCCAGTAGCCCTGTAATTTTTCGGCTGCGGTTTTATCATTCATATCAGTTAAAGATAAGCTGTCAGAGTACCACTCGCCACCGAGCCTTGCGATTAGGGTTGACTTACCGATCCCCTGATCTCCATTAAGAACCAAGATGTTATCAAACTTGACTCCGGGATATTTGACTCGGGCAACGGCGCTGCACAGTGTTTTTCGCGTGACAGCACGGGTATAGGAGTTATCCTGGGCTCCCAGGTAATCAACCAGTATGCTTTCAGCACGGCTCAAACCGTCCCAGGGTGGAAGGGAATTAAGATATTCCCGGATCGGATGATAGGACCGGTCGTCGACCACCTTGGCTACAGCGATCTGATAGTTGCGGGCGGAAAAGGTACCATAGTTGGCGTCGACATAGCAGATAAGCTGGGCATCATCTGCATCCCGCCAGAATCGAGCTGGATGCTTCCATGGGACATCTCCTTTGATTTCCATCCCATCAGCCAGCTGGTTAAAGCAGATCCCTTTCAGGTTTTCGTCGTTCTCCATGATGAGGGTGATATTGTGCAGACTGTTTCGCAGGAGTCCACCCCGATCTCGCTGGAGAGCCTTTGTCCAATCCTCGAACTCAGCTGCAGCAGACTCTTGTTTTTCCCGAAGGATCGTGGCACTGACCGACTCATCCTTGACTGCAAAATCCATCATGGCGCTAAAGGACTTTTTTTCATCGTCTTCCCCGAATTTATGGATACGAACGAGGTCAAATCCATTGAGTAGCTTTCCACATGCTGGGTCCGTTGCATGATGGCTATAAACGAACTTATCATCGTATATGACAACCCCAGCGCTGCTGTCAGCGGGGAGGTAATCATACCGGCCTTCAACCAGGGAGGGGGCATAGACATCTGAAAGAAATGTGGTGATCGCTTCTTCCGCCCCATAGGTCCGGCAGAAAGCACCTACGACACCGGTCTTGGTCAATGGATCTACTTGCTTTGTGGCTTCCTGTTTTCGAACGGCGCTTTCCCGCGACGAGGTTGGCAGCAATGAGCACTCCTTCCAATTTGGACGCGCTGCGAGGTAGTCATCGGGAGAAAGCCATTCTCCATCAATGCGTTTAAAAACGTACTCCCCATTTGCCGGGGTGGTAGGCCAGTACATGAGCTGATTCGGATGATATGAACACTCGTCAAACTGATCGATGCCCCACTCATCAGCAAAGTACCGGGCAATGGCAACATACTCATCAGGCGTCACATCACGACTCAAAGGAACGATGATCCGTACTCTGGGTGCTTCCGGAGTATGCCCGTGAGTCGTGTAAAGACAAGCGGCGTAATGACAGTCGGCTGTAAACTTGTCGATAAAATCAATGGCGGCATGGTCACAGTCCAGCGTCAACATGGAGCGACAGACCACATTTTCGCGCTTTCGCCGGTGATCACGGATCTGTCCGCCGACAAATCCTCCTTTATCTTTTATGCGGTCACGTTCTGATTTTACGAACTTTGGGTATTCTTCGACGGATTCAGTTGTTCGGATTGTATTTCCCAACCGAGCACAAAGCTCGTCAAAGGTAATCATTTTATTTGGCCAGGACTTGGCATAACAACTATTGCCATAGGCCACTGGTAACTTACGCACGGTCATAAACCTCCTCACAGTTTTCGCTAAAGTAGCGGATGCGATATCTTCGCCATTTTGCTGTTTTGATCTCGGCCTTCATCCCATCGGAGATCAGGCTACCAAACACCCAGATCTCAGCGCATTTGGACATTAAGACATTTCCAAAGAATAAACCGAGCTCTCGCTCAGCGGGTAGGCTGTCATCTAAAAATTGGGTAAACAGCAAGTGCGGCGCGATAGGGATAAAGCCCCTATCTGCCGCAAATCTGCTGTAGCGTCTGGCTGCCAGGGTATTTGTCTCGATGTCCCCGGAGTAGGGGGAACAGATGTATACCATGGGTCGAAAGGTGTTCTTGGCTTTTTCTGATTGTTCGACTGCGGTCAGAGCCTCGTAGGCAGTGGGGTCATAGTATCCTTCGGAGTTGAATTTGCTGATACTCATCGTCCTAACCTCACTAAGCGATTTTCTTCTGGAGTTTCATCTTGTACCATTCCAGGTGCCTTTTCCGCTGCTCGTAGTCCGGTACCGCCAGGAGAAGTCCGATGTCCACCTTTTGGAGGATCTCAATCATCTGGATCTGATCATCTGAAAGGTAAGGACGAATGCTGGTGCCTTTTTCAAGACCGTGGACCTGTCTGAACTGCTTTGCCGACATCCCGGTGACGATCCGATTGATCATGTCGCATTCGTTGCTGAAATGGTACGGCTTGGGGTTATCGTGAAGGAGTTTGATGTTTTCAGTGAGAAGCGGGAAGTCCTTACGGGCTGTGACCAGCGTCTTGATGAACTGCTCCATTTCGTTGAAGCGTCTGATATAGAGTTCCTTAAACCTCATGGCTTTTTGGCCGGTGTACCCCATGACCAGCATGGTGAAGCCGTCTCGGGTCATCATGTAGCAAGGAAGTTTTCTGCCGGTCCTATCCTTGTAGTAGCTCGGCTCAAAATTGGATTCAGTGAACTCATCACTCAATCCAGATTTGGAGTCAGTGATTTTCGCGATATCTCGCAGAACGTGGAAGTGTTCTTTCTCAAAGAACTCGGCAATATAAAGACTGTCGACCCTGGCGGTATCGCGGGTATCTGCGAATATTCCATAATTATCCTTTGGGATTAATTCTTTCATCTCAACAACTCCTCCAATTTCAACTTGCTGCAGTCGGTACAATACACGGATGTGCCATAAAGATCGCCTTCGCCGTCGCTGAGAAGTTCTCCGAGATCAACATGGACCTCACACCCACAACCAGGGCAGGTGCAGTAAACATTATCGTCATGGATTTCCACCATGACCTCAGCCGCACAGCTGAGTTTTTCCTTAACATAGAACATATCTATGACCTCCAATCCGGGTGGAATTTTATCCACCCTTTAATACTCAATGGAGCTCAGGAATGGGTTTGAACGAAACTGATTAGTCTTTTTTATAAAAGTTCGTCTCATAGCCATCGGCTCGAAGCTGCAGGCCATTTGCCCAACTTGGAGTCTGGCCCATGAGGTCACAAAGCGCTTCCAAGGACATTCGAGGATCAGCCTCGATAACGATCTCGTCATGGACATGCATCACGATTGAGCAAAACCGGAGTCTTAGCATGGCACTGCAAAGAATGTCCCGGGCAGTGGCTTGGACGATGTTTTCCACAAACTTTGGCCCATAAGAATCCAGCCGCTCCCACTTTTTTGTGACCCCGACCCCTTCGTAGGTGATGCATTGCCCACCGAACTTGTTCTCACCGATGCGAGGCTTCACATAGGCAAGTCGCCTACCAGAAGGAAGAGTGATAAAGAGCATCCCACTCTGGCATGAGAAAGTAATCTCGAGGGTCGAAGTGGTGCACTTATTTCGGACTGCCTCCATCGCAGCCTTATCCACGTCCCACCAGAACCTAACGATTCGAGGATTGGCTTGCCGCCACGCCTTGACCAGCATCGGGAGTTCATCCTCATCGAGTCCCATCTCGAGACCACCCATTGCCTTTAGCGCACCAACGGATCCGCCGTAACTAAGTGCCAGTTCGCTTATTTTCCCTTTTTGCCTGAGATGAGAATTCACCCCGTGCTTTTCGACGGGGACCCGAAACATCTGAGATGCTGAGGCGCAATAAATATCCTCGCCTTTGGCAAAGGCGTCCTTTCGCCACTGTTCACCGGCTAGCCAGGCAATGACCCTAGCTTCTATGGCACTATAATCTGATACGATAAACTTGGTACCTGAGTTAGGAATAAACGCGGTACGGATAAGCTGAGACAGTGTGTCGGGAACATCCTCATAGAGCATTTCCAAAGCATCAAAATCCCCTGATCGAACGAGTTCTCTCGCCTCGGTCAAGTCTGGCAAGTGATTTTGTGGGAGGTTCTGCATTTGAATAAGCCTGCCGGCCCATCGTCCGGTCCGGTTGGCTCCGAAGAATTGAAACATGCCACGAGCCCGTCCATCGGAGCAGACTGCATTTTCCATCGCCTGGTATTTTCGCACCGATGACTTGGCCAGCTGCTGACGGAGCATGAGAACATCGGCAAGTTCGGTTGGTGCTCCTTTCAGAAGTTCGGAGACTACCTTTTTGCCAAGGGTGTCCGTCTCCATGCCGTTGTCAGCCAGCCACTGCTTCATTTGCTGTACTGAATTGGGATTATCCAGCTCCGTCAACCGCTTCATGGCAGAGGTAAGTTCTCTGCGGGAACGACCATCTATAGATATCGCCTCCTGGACCAAAACCATATCCAGTGCCACACCCCGATCGTTGATCTCCTGATCCAAGTGATATTCATCCCAGATGCTATCTAGCACTGGAAACTTGGCGAGTTTCTCTTTAATGGACATCTCGGATTCCACGTCGAGTGCGTTATACATTTTAAAGGCCGCCCATTTGTCGGGTGCGTGGCACGGAAGATTTCGAAGGCGCTGCCCATTGACTTGAGTTGGAGCACAAGGCAGACAGAAGTACTTAATAAGATCCTTCCCTTCGGTGAGTTTCTGTTTGTCGAGTTTAAGCACAGATCCGACTCCTTCTAGGGATAGGGGCAAGCCCATTGTCGCGGCCCAAACCATAGAACATTTCCATGAGACTGGATCTAAATATTCTCCTGTTGGTAGATCAAGATATCGGGATAAGCAGATCCGTTCGAAGTTAGCATTAAAGGCCCATTTGATCACCGTTTCATCTGATACAGCATTGACGATCTCACCCGGGATATTCTCGCCACTGGCAAGATCAACTACCTGGACGCTGCCACCGTCAACGCTGTAGCCAAAGAGCAGGATTTCAAAATCCGGTGACTCAACATAGCGGTAAACGCCTGCTTTTGAGAGATTAATGCTGCTAAAAGTTTCTATATCCACTGAGAGTGTTTTCATAATTCACCATCCTTTGTAAAAAGCGGTGGCAAGGATTACCTCTACCACCGCTCACTGCTAATTACTTCAAGAGTTCCATTCGTTTCAGGTGATATTCCTGATCACGAGCGTCTCGTTCTGCATCGTACTTAGACCTCTTGTGGTCATACCAGATGGTCTGAACCATTGAGATCAACATTACGAAAGTCATTGCGCAAAATAAACCCAGAAGAATATTTCCTAAAATTGTTGTCATTGATTGTCCTCCTTAAGACAAGAAATCATCGTCTTCATCCGTGGCAAAATCCGTCTCTGCATTCACCTTCCCTCCCAGGGGTTCTCCGTCACGGACCTTTTGCAGGTTGTTGAGGCCGCAAGCGATGCCCTTATTCCCGTTCGAGTTGAAGGCATAAAAGCTGATGCTGGCTCTGCCATAAACCCCTGAGTAGACTTCGGACCTGGTCAGGATCGGATTTCGGTCAGCGTCCACGATGCCAGGTGCGGTTGCGGAGTTGGCATTGATGAAGTAGGTGTTGGCATAAGCTGGATCATCCGGTCTTTCGACATCTCCGTCACGGAGCGGCGTTTTTATGGCTGCGATCGGAGGCACGGTTTTACCGTTCCCCTTGAGCTTGGACTCTCCATCGAGGTAGGCAGCTTCAATGGCAGCCTTAATCTTGGTGACAGTCTTGATGTCAGATTTGGGGATGATGAGCGAGACAGAGAACTTGGGAGTGCCTCCATTAATGCTCTTGGCCTCCCAGACATTGGCGTAGCTCCAACGGGTGTCGGGACCGGTGATTACCTTCATTGGATTATTGACTTTGTTATTCATATTCGTTTTCCTCCATAAAATCATTTTTGGCTGTGTTTAAGACCGGACGCTTGTCGTTCTCCGGTACGAGAGTCGGTTTACCTTGCGGCTTTTCGATGAAGCCCGCGAGCAGTTCGTCAAATCGCAATTTGCCAAGTAATTTCTGCATGGCCGTGATGGCAAGGACCTTGTGTTCATAGGGGTCAAAACCAGCGTTCTTGACTGTTTCAGTGACGGCCGCTTCATTTGTGTACTTACGGTTGGAGCGGCCTTCGACCAGCTTCCAACCATTCCATTCCTTACCACTGAGGGCTTGCTGCAGGGCATATTCCTTGATGTCCGACGCCCAAGCGACCAGGTCGTCGATGCGGACCAGAATCTCCTCGACTTCCTCATCCGTGAGAAATGGCGGAAGCTTGAAGTCATATTGAGCAAGGGCAAGATTGGCGTCGGCCCTGGCCCGGCAGTCGTGCTTAGCCTTACAGAAGCCGCACCATTCACCACACAGGAAGTTGCCCTCACCGGCAAAGGCCAGTTCAGCTGTGGGCTTGAGAACTTCATCCGCCCATTGGTAAAGATCTTCTTTTGAGATTTCGTAGACACTGACGTTATCGCGTTTTGGCTGGAAAATGACCATCCTTACTTTTTCAATGTCATAAATTCCGTCGAATAACTCTAGGGCACCGAGGGCATAACACTGCATCTGCGGATTCCTTACCGCCGAAATAAGTCGCCCGACCCCAAATTTCATGTCAACTATTTGAAGAATACTTTCAGCAACAATGATGCAGTCAGCGGTGCCGAAGCCGGAATCCACCCAGCGGGAAAAGTCCACTTGCTGTTCGATCAGGACAACCGGGTCCTTGCAGGTCTCATTGGCTGCTTCGACTTGCTCAAGTATGTAGGCAGTATAGCCAGTGGCACAGTCTTCCATTTCCTGGCTGAACCATTTGAGATTCGCAGTCGGATCCGTTGCTTCCAAACCTAATGCAAGCCGCAGCTTGTACTCACACAGTTCATGAGCATCGGTGCCTTCGGCGGCATAATCACTACCCTTGTCCTCATAACTCTCGCATAGCCTTGTTGAAGGCGGACAGTGAAGCCAACGATCGGAGCTGGATGCTGACAATAGTGCATGTCCCTTAGGTGGCATTAGTTAAGCCCTCCACTTCTTCAAGCAGCGCTTTGTAGTTTACTGGGTCAATACCGGACAGCTTTTCCGCACCGTACTTCTGGAGCAGAGAACGAATCTCTATGGTGAATCCGGCACGGGATTTGTCCGCAAGGATCGCTCTGACCGCCTCCAGTGTTAGGACTGGTTTAGGTTGAGACGATGATTCATTGGTGGTGAACTGCTCTGCCAGCCAACCAGCGGCTTCATTAATAGCAGCTGCGGCCTTGAGGAGTTCTTCGATGGTTGCATACATGTCGCTCACTTTGCTCATTTTCTCTTTCTCCTTCCATTGTTTTGCTTTGGCCGCCGAGCAAGATTAATTTTCTTGCCAGCTTCATGGATACTACACTGATCGCGGTAAGGACCTCTATCAGTTCCTCATCCTTAGTACTGTTTCTGGAATCTCTCTGGTTCATGTTCATCACCTCCCTGGAAGAAGCTCTTATCGTGTTGCTCCTTATACTTCCCAATGGAGGTCAGAAGGATGCTTGAACGAAAACCAGGAAAAAAGTTTTTCTCCGGCCACCCCCAATGGGCCGCCGGAGAAAGGTCCTATTAGATATAGTCTTTCAGATGCTCCCAGAGATTCTCAAATGCCTTGTGCTTCTTATAATTAATAGTGGACTGTTTGGAGATCCCCATAATGGAAGCAATCTCTCGTTCTGTCTTATTTTGGAGAAGCAACTTGATTATGGCTCTTCTGTCGGAATCAAGCTCTTCCACTTTGGACAGGAGAGCGACAAGGAGATCCTTTTCCTCCAGGATCTGCTCAGGTCCCGGAGTCATATCCTCCAAATCATCGAGCCAGCTCTTCTTATGCCCTTCATCATCCTCAGTAGAATAGTCGAGGGATAGCTGATCTCCAGCACGACGATAAGGGCAGGTCCAGCAATCCATATTGCAGAGGTGTCTCTTCTTGGCAGGACAGACACAGCGTCCGTGTTGCTGCTGTTTTTTTCGGTAAGCGTTGATGTCCCTGAAGTAGACGTCAAACTCCGCCTTACTGACTTTGACCCACTGGTTTAGGTCCCTGAGAAAAATGGTGCGTTCGTCGGATTGGTTGTCATAGTTTTTCATATAAATTCCTCCTGTATTCTTTAATACGTAAAAAGTTGAGTTGAACTGAGTTCCTAATTTTTCAGCCAATTCGGAGTTGGACTGAGTGATTTAGTGGGCATTTACAATGGATATGGTGTTTTTAAAAGGTTCATTTATTGATATTTTGTAGACGATGAGGTACATAGAGCGTAAAAAAACGCGATGGCAACAGAGAATGCCGAATTTAATTCAGGCATTCCACTCTGTCGTCTCGCGCTCTGGTGGAAAAAATATTCAATTGTTATAACTATTTCTACTGTGATATTTTATCGGATGGTAGCTTATGAATAACTTGTATGTCAGTACCCGCCGGAACTTTAAACTGTGTAGTATAGCCGTGCTCGGCTACCTCAATTACTCCATTCTGTGCATCCATCTTGGCCACTAGGGCGTTGTTGAGATTTTTTACGGGAACAAGATTAATAGCATTCAGCGTATCGGACGCTAATTCGGTATAATTGTTGTCTATGGGTGACAGACTGGGTAAAATAAAAAGAGCTTCGATGGATTCGTTAGGAAACGCTCTTAAAAGCCCACTCATCAACTTTTTTCCGCCACTACGTTGACCTTTCATGAATCGGTTTGCTTCAGCGCGGGATATGCCCATCCGCCTTGCCAATTCGCTGTCTGACCAACCTTTTTCCTTTACCAGTTTAGTAATATGTGTTTTATTTGGTGTCATTAAGAA